GGTGGTGGTGTCGGGCACGCAGCAGGCGATGAACCCCGCCGGGCGCAAGGACGAGCTGGCCTACCAGCTCAGCCTGGCCTCGCTGGAGATCAAGCGCGACATGGAGCTGGGCCTGACCCAGAACGACGTGCTGGCGACCTCCCCGCGGTCTTCGCGTGGTCTTCGCGGCTGGGTGGTGGACAACGTCAACCGCAACGGCGGCACGCTGGCCAGCTACACCGCCAACACCGGCTACACCGCGGGCACGCAGCGCGCCTTCACCGAGGCGCAGGTCAAGGACGTCTTGCAGCAGGTCTACTCGGCCGGCGGCGAGCCCGACATGATCATGTTGCCGCCCGCGGCCAAGCAGACGTTCTCCGGCTTCACCGGCAACGCGACTCGCTTCGACAAGAGCGAGGACGCCAAGCTGTACAGCTCGGTGGACTTCTACGTGAGCGACTTCGGCACGCTGCAGTGCGTACCGAACCGCTTCATGGCCACACGTGAAGCGTTCGTGCTGCAGTCCGACAAGCTGGCCGTTGCCTACTTGCGCCCGTTCCAGACGATGGAGCTGGCCAAGACAGGTGACGCCGAGCAGCGCGAGCTGTTGGTGGAGTACACGCTGGAGTGCCGCGCGCCCAAGGCCCACGGCGCGGTGTACGACATCCTGTGACCCTAATGGGGCTGGTGCTCACAAGGCGCTGGCCCCATTCACCTGAAAGGACAACATCATGTCGGTAGACATTCGACAAGCCCCCGACTCCTCGCTGGAGCTGGTGGGCAACGCCTCAACGGGTGGGCCGGGTTGGCTGCCCGTCACCATCAACTACGTGGCCTCTACGCCGGACTGCACGTTCTTCGTCGCGGATCGGGCCTACGTGGTCAAGGCCATCCGCAGCCGCGTGGACGTGGCGGGCACGGGTGGTGCGTGCACGGCGCAGATCCGCAAGACCGCCACCGCCACGGCCCCGGCCAGCGGCACGGTCTTGCATTCGGGCTCGCACAACCTGGTGGGCACCGCCAACGCAAACCAGCAGCTCACGCTGTCCACCACCGCCGGTGACCTGCTGCTGGCCGTGGGGGACGCGCTCAGCTACGACCTGACGGGCACTGCCACCTCGGCGGTGGGCTCGATCACGGTGACGCTGGCGCCGGCTTGAGGTCGGTCTAGCGCACCGCGTTGGTGGGGGCCCTTCGGGGCCCCTTTTCATTTCTCCCAGCGTCGAGAGACGTCGGAGCAGCACATGGCTCAGAACTTCCACAGCGGCGTGACCATCACTGCCGCTGGCTTCAGCGCGGCAACCGGCGCCGCCAGCGCATCCAGCGCCATCCCCAACGACTCCTCTGGGCGGGCGCCCAACTACATCCGGGTGGCGGCTCGTAACGAGTGCTACGTCAAGCTCGGGGTGTCGGGTGTGGCGGCCACCACCGCCGACATCCTGGTGCAGCCGGCGGATTCGATCTTCTTGCAGGTGCCCAAGGGCATCACGCACATCGCCTACATCCAGGGCACGGCCGCAGGCCAGGTCAACGTGGTGCCGCTGGAGAACTCCTGATGCTGCGCACGGACATTGCCGCAGCCCCAGGGGTGGTGACCACCGTGGCGCTGCAGGACGGAGCCCTGATCACCGGCACCACGCAGGACTGCACGCCCTACGCCGAGCGCGCCCAGGCGATGAGCCGCGAGGGCCTGCACGGCTCCAAGGACATGCGCCTGGCCGCCAGCGTGCCGAGCGTGTTGGTGGAGAAGTACCTCAACGACCACGGCATCTCGCTGGGCGAGCTGGGTAAGTCGCAGGAGCACCAGAAGCGCCTGCTCAACGACCCGGCGCTGGCGCATTTCCGCATCTGGAAGGGCAGGGTGTGACATGGCCATTGCCACCTACTCCGACCTGCAGACCTCGGTAGCCAACTGGCTCAAGCGGTCGGACCTGACGTCCATCATCCCGGACTTCATCACGCTGGCCGAGGCGCGCATCGCGCGAGACCTGCGTCTGCGCCGCCAGGTCACCAACACGGCGCTGAGCACCGTGGCCGGCACGCAAAGCGTTGCGCTGCCTAGCGACTTCCTGGAGATGGAAAACATCACGCTGACCAACACCACGCCGCCCGCGGCGTTGTCGGTGGTCACGCCCGAGATCATGGACCGCAAGTTCCCGAAGGGCTACGCCAACGGCCAGCCGGTGGTCTACACCATCGTGGGCGACGCGATCCAGTTCGGCCCCACGCCAGACGCCGTCTACACGGTGAGCCTGGACTACTACCAGCGCTTTGCGGCGCTGTCGGCCACGCCCACCAACTGGTTGCTGACCAACCACCCCAGCGTGTACCTGTTTGCCGCCTTGGCTGAGGCCAGCGGCTACGTGTTCAACGACGAGCGCATACCCACCTGGGAAGCCAAGTACCAGGCCGATGTGCGCAGCCTGCAAGAGTCTGACGACACGGCCCTGCGCTCGGGTTCTGCGATGAGAGTGAGGACACTATGACGGTCGAAACCGCCACCTACATTTCCGACCTGAACACCAGCTATCCCGCGGCCTCGGACCCCAAGAGCGAGGGTGATGATCACCTGCGCTTGATCAAAAGCACGGTCAAAACGACCTTCCCTAATGTCACGGGTGCCGTCACGCCCACGCACACGCAGCTGAACTACGTGGCGGGCGTCAGCAGTGCGATCCAAACGCAACTTGACGCCAAGGCGCCGACCGCCTCGCCCACGTTCACGGGCACGGTGGTGTTGCCGTCCACGACGTCCATTGGCAACGTGTCCTCTACCGAGCTTGGCTACGTGGATGGGGTCACATCGGCAATTCAGACCCAGCTGGATGCCAAAGCTCCGCTGAGCTCACCGGCCTTGACGGGAACGCCTACCGCGCCAACCGCAACGGCGGGCACCAACACCACCCAGCTTGCCACCACGGCATTTGTCACAGCCGCAGCCTTTGCGGCCACCTTGCCCAGCCAAACGGGCAACGCCGGGAAGGTGATCACCACCGACGGCGGCAGTGCTTCATGGGACAACACGCTGGCGTTGGCATACACGTTCCGCGCGGCCAATGCCATCCGGTCGGAAGCCGCGTCAACGCAAGACGCGGTAGTCCTTGCAGGCCGAGCCGGCGGCACATCGTCTTACGCCGTCACTCTCACGCCGACCACGTTGTCGGCCAATCGCACGGTCACGATCCCGAACGAAACCTTCACGGTTGGCTTCCGCAATCTTCCAGCGGTCGGCACGCAAACGGGCAGCTACACGCTTGCTGTAAACGATGTTGGCAAGTACGTGCAGGTCAGCACGGGCGGCAGCATCACGATACCAACATCGACCTTTGCCGAAGGCGATGCGATCACCATCTACAACAACACGACCGGCAACATCACGATCACCTGCTCTGCGCCGACGGCATATATAGCGGGCACAAATACGGTCAAAACCTCAATGACGCTTGCAACTCGCGGTGTGGCAACTGTGCTGTTCTACAGCGCCACCGCCTGCGTAGTGTCGGGGAACGTGACATGACCGGGATCATGCAGATGTTGGTGGCGAGCTATACGCCGCCACCGTTACCAACAACATCAACTGTTGAATACCTTGTTGTTGCTGGTGGCGGTGGCGGCGGTGGGAAGCGAGGCGGTGGCGGTGGCGCCGGCGGTTATAGAACCGCGGCTGGTTTTGCCGTTAGTAGTGGAACTGCAATAACGGTCACAGTCGGCGGCGGCGGAAGCGGTGGCGCTAGTAGCGGGCTTCGGGGTGGGAACGGCTCCAATTCTGTTTTCAGTTCCATTACATCATTGGGCGGTGGTGGCGGTGGTGGTGCCGACAATTCAACCACTGCGGCTGGAGCAGTTGGAGGTTCTGGTGGAGGCAGAGCCTCCCAGGGAAGCGGTGCTGGTGCCTCAGGAACATCAGGTGAAGGTAACAACGGCGGCGCGGGTAGTGACAACAGCCCAGCATACGGCTCTGGTGGCGGTGGTGGAGCGGGCGCTGCTGGTCAGGACGGGACTGACTTCACAGGCGGAAAAGGCGGCAACGGCTCTTCATCAAGCATAAGTGGAACTTCAACCACAAGAGCCGGTGGTGGCGGTGGAAGCAGCAATGATGAGCAGGAAAGCACGACCGGTGTTGGTGGAACTGGTGGCGGTGGTCGCTCTGGCTACATCGGTGTTTCAGCAGTATCGGGAACCACAAACACAGGCGGCGGTGGCGGTGGCGGAGCTGCAAGTAATGCAGGTGCCGCAGGCGGTTCCGGCATCGTCATCATTCGGTACGCAGACACATTTGCTGCTGCAGTAGCCACCACAGGCTCCCCGACTTACACCGTCTCGGGCGGCTTCCGTATCTATCAATGGACCGGCAGCGGCACCATCACGTTCTGAACATCATGGCGCACTTTGCACAACTTGACGAAAACAACGTGGTCACGC